TGTAAGGTTTTTATTTAATTCATGTGAACAATTGAACATCATAAGACTTGACCAATTCTTTCTACGATATTGTTCCTGAGCTTTTCCATCCATTTTAGTTCCCTTTTCTGGATTATACTTATGATGTGTACACCAGAGAGGATAATAATTCATATCACAAAGCTCAAATAATTCTGAAACATCGGTTCTCATGTACATGTCACAGTCCATGTACAGAGCTTTACCCTCAAACATATTAAGGAAAGGTACAAGAAATCTAGTAAAAGAAAACTCACTGGAAAATGGACGGCCATCTATGGTATCATAGTCTTGACCGTCCATCGTCGTATGTTCTCTACGATACAATCCCATACGTTTAACTATGTCTCTTTTTATAGGTACGACTCTCACTGGTTTCGATGCTATACGTTCCAGTGAAAACTTCAGTACTTGATAAGCCATATCCTCCTTTGGATCATAACCAATATAGACTGTATCCATAGATACTCCTTTAGTTAATAGTTATTTGTTTTGGTCTTTGCTCTTCAGGAATATTCTGTTTCAAAGTAATAAGGAGCACTCCATCTGTAAGTTCAGCACCTTCGACTTCAATCGTGTCATTCAGTATGAACTTCTTTTGGAAAGTCCTTCTGGCAATTCCCTTATGAACATAGTCAGAGTTATCATGTCTACCACTAATGTCTCCCTCAATGGTTAGATTATTATCCTTTACCTCGACTTTTATCTCATCCTTGGTGAAACCTGCCAAAGCCATTTCTATGCAATACAGATCTTCTCCAGACTTTACAATGTCATAGGGAGGATAACCACTCCCATCTCCCCCTGATGGAGTCACATTGGTAAAATTAAGCATATGATCCAGAAGTCTTTCATAACCAATAGCAAATCTGGGCCAAGCTGTAAGGGTATTTTCAATAGTTCTCATAATATTTCTCCTTTGTTTGGAACCCATTATGGCATTCCAAGTATATTATCGCACACAATTAAGTAAATGTCAAGAACTTTTTACCTCCCCTCCTGAAGTTTTACGTATGATATCATCATGATTTAGCTCACTCCAGTATATTTCCAAGCCAGTACTACACTCCTCTAAACTGGTAAACATATGGAACTCCCCCGGTGGAACTACTGTAAACTCACCGGGAAGGAGGAGGGTACTATCTACCAGATCATAATCATTCTTCCATATCTCTATTTTTAATTTACCAGAGATAAGATAGAAAGCATTATACTTAGTCTGATGCTTGTGTAAAGAACAGAATGTTCGTGGTTTTATCTCTATGAAGTGTATCTCAACTGCTGGACTTTTCAACAGATCGGTTGTAGTTCCCCATATTTTTCCTTCTTTCATTCCTTAATCTCCTTCTCCTTGATAAGACATAAGATATTGTTTGCTTTTGTTTAGATGGACAAATGACTGATCCAAAGGTGCAGAAAACACAACAGTCCTTAGTTGCTGGACGTAAGCTCTCGTCACAGTTTGTACAAGCATAAAAAACCAAGCAGGAACTAACTGACATCAATTCACTTTGTTCATGCTTGCAGTTCGGACAGGTAATGATTGATTGCAACTCGATATCGTTGTCTGTTTGCAAGTTGTTATCAATTTGTTCTTTCATTCATTAACCTCTTATGTTAAATCTACCACTTCACACGAGCCAGAAGTACAGGCAAGTTCCTGTGAACCTGTAGTATTATCTTCCTTCTCAAACTCTTTCAATCGTGACCAATCAATAGCTTTCTTAGGCATCATACTCTTAGCCTTAAAGTATTCTTCTTTATTAATTTCCTGATACGGAGCTTGTTTAAACATATGATCTGAATAAGGGAGAAAAGAAACTCCAGATAGATGATCAAAGTTCTTCCAGCACCATGCCCCCGTTTCTATCCATTCATTTTCTTTAACGGATATAGTAACACTTGGCTTGTGTTCACACCAATATTGAGCATATGTCTTCCATATTTCTAATTGCTGTATAGCATTTAAATCGTTTCTAAATTTAGAATTGGTATCTGATTTAATAGGGAAGGAAAAGACTGTAGTATGTTCAGAAAATTCTTTTCCATCTATTTGGGGTTCATTTGGTATTCCAATCTCTTTCATAAATATTGTCATGGGATCTTTATTATCAGCTCTAACAGTACGAATATAATAAGGAGCATGTCTGGCATGAATACCACTGGAACTATTTACCAGTTGCGATACTGTGCCGGAAGGTTTGATACAGGTAATGGCAGTTGACTGAGGAATGCCAAGTTTCTCACTCCACTTCTTATTAGTACTGATGGCAACATTACGTAGATATGTTAAGGTATCTTCCAGAAAGGGAACCTTGGCAGAGTAATCTAAATGTTGAGCAGGGAAATTAAGTAGCTTGCAATCCATGATGCCAGTAAGGGACACACCAAGCAATCTTTCTTCTTCGGTATTATCTCTCCATCTCTTTCTAAGATATCCAAAGTTTGTAAGAGTGGATTGAATAGTGCCAAGTAATGTGGCTACACGTACCTTACGTGCTAAACTATTTCGATCATCCCTTGGTCTGCATACAACTTCTGTCAGATTACAGAATTGATTGGGACGTAAGATAATTTCTGAGCAGGGATTAGTTCCAAAGCTAATATCAGATATTCTTCGTCCATTCTGTGCTGCCTTTACCTGTGCTGATTGACGATTGAAGATACCACGTTCACCTGATTTACTTTCATAAAGAGATTGCCATTCATTCATAAATACTCCAGTATCAGGACGTTCAGTATATACAGCAGAATTATTAGCTAAAGATCTTTCTGGATTGGTGAAGGACCATGCACCAGACTTAGCTGTTCTCATACGAGCATCTGATAAATTGGATAAAGATATCAGAGCAGACCTTCGTACTCCTCCTACTACTACAACATCACCAATCTTACATACTATATCATGACATTCAATGGAGCTTAACTTTCTACCTCTGGCTTCACTGAACTTACGAATAGTAAAATCAAATAGATCTATCAATGGTTGTGGTCCACTTGCTCTACCACCAAAGGTCTTCAGTCTTGCACCAGAGGGACGTACTTTGCTGGCATCTATTTTAGGGATACGACTGCTATATAAATAGGATATCAGATCTTTAAATGCCCTAGTCCAGCCTTCCTTGGAATCAGCTATGCTAATTACGTCATCAGTATGTTCAAACTCCTGATCTGGTATCGTAGGTAGTTCATTCACATATTGTCTTTCAACAGAGAAGCCTACACCAGTACCATTCATGAGAATGTACAGGATCTCATCAAAGGATTTAGGATTGTCAACTGGGAGGTAGGCACAGTTATAGCCAGATATATTCTCACGTTCCAAGGCTGGTCCGGCAGTCATAAGAGATCTCATACTTGGCATTACTTCCAAGGATAAGATAGAGTTCTTTATGGTGCTCCAATCTTTCGTATCAAGCTGGTTCTTTACTCCAAGATTATTCTCCACATGATTCCGAAAGAAAGTAATTAATCTGCTGACGGTTTCATCCCATGTTTCTCTACGTCCCTCATCTTCAAGCCATCTTGAATAACGAGACAGATAGATAAAAGACTGATACTCAGTTGGTAATCTCATCCACATTCTCCCCATATTCTAATTCTATACACAGATCTATGTAGTGTCTGGCCTTTAACAAGTCCTGTACTCCCTCTCCCTTTACACGATGTCTTGTTATGTACTTGATAGCATTACCCTCACACCAATTAAGACCATTAGCCATTATATATTCCGTGGGTTGTATCTTTAACTTCTTGTAATGATCTCCTCCTATCTGATAATCTCTGGTTGACATCCCTTATCCCTCTTCCTTTCCTAATATTCTATAGATCTTGTACCTGAACTTCCCCTGTTCTTTGGAATTAATAACTTCACAAGCAAAACTTCTAACATACCCCGGCTCAATCCCGGCATGATCACATATAAATTCAAAGTTATCACAGGTCACCCCCACACTACAGAAAAACCATGCCCTTGCTCTGTCCTTATTTAACTTCTTTACCCTCTCTCTATCCTTACTTAATTTCTTCCCCCTTATTTTGTTCTTGTTTAATTTCTTTAAAGGACTAGTAGCATCCAGTAAAGCCTGAAAAATAACAGCCAAATATAATCTACGATCAGGATGTTTCTGATCATATTGAACAATGGGATCTACAAAAATATCTGTATCATCGTTCTTCATCTACATAATGTTCAACAGGTCTGTACCATTTCCCTCCTACATATGAATTGTAGAATGCTGGTTCATCTGTTCCCTCTAGTGTTGTTGAAAGTACATTGTACTTCATTTGAAAGTAACATTCATAATATCTTAAACTCCTTTTATTTTTATACTCAGCTATCACCTCAAACTTAAAATGTTTCTTACCTATCTTTTTAATATCACCCAGTAAAGAGTTAGAAGAACCCATATAAATTTCCCACTTTGA